AAATACAAGCTCTATTAAAATGTCAGAAAGGTTCATGTGGATACTAATAACTGTGTGTGCTACGGCACTTATTTATACATTTCAAGGTAATTAATAATGGCTAAAAAAAGAAAAAAGCGTAATAATCGTTCAGTTACAAAGGCTTTGAAGCGTAAACGTGCTGCTGTTGGTGGTATAGGTGTTGGTGGTATTGGCAGCTCTCAAAATATTACAAGTACGCCTGAACAATTAGCTAAACAACAAGAAAGATTAGCAGCACTTCAAAGAAAAATAAATGAAGAAGCAGCGGCTAAAGCTGCCGCAGATGCTAAAGCTGCCGCAGATGCTAAAGCTGCCGCAGATGCTAAAGCTGCCGCAGATGCCGCAGGAGATAGACCTCCTCCTCCCCCTCTTGATGATCCTGAAATACCTGATGAAAGACCTGGAGTATTTAAAGAACCAGAACTTCCGTCTTGGTGGTATAGTGGAGATGATCCAAATGATCCATTAGGTCAAAGTGATAATAATTTTGTACACATTTTAAATAAAGTAGCTGATGGTACTGCTACCCAAGGAATGAAAGATCAGTATGCTAAATGGACTGATCCTAATAATCCTAATGCTGCTTCATATGCACCTATAGTCAATATGTACAATAGTTTTAAAGCTGGTACTTTAAGTGGGCCAGAATTAAATTGGTTTACGAAAAATTTTCCAACAGATAAGATTACAAACGTACAAACACCTACTGATCCCCCACCCGGTGATGATGATGATACTGATTCTGGCATAGCTATCGGAACAGAAAGAACTAGGAATGTTCCCCCATATGGAAGTTATGTTGAAGTTTGGAATGGTGAAAAATGGGTTCCACAAGGCACAACTTTAGATCCTAATAGAGAAGTTTCTCCAGATGCAACAGGTAATATGTCTTTAGCAGAGTTAAGACAAGCTGCCATAGTTGATCCTGGTGGTATGGCTGCAAATGTTCTTAATTTAAGAGGCTATGGTGCAGGTACTCAAACTCCTACAACACAAATGCCTACAGCTAAACTAGGAGTTACAGGTTCAACAGTATCTGATGATCCTCAAAGACTTACAGGTAATTATGCTGATATGGCTTTGCCTTATGGCGTAGATCCTTTTGATAAAACATGGAAAGGTAAAGATAGTTGGTTAAAAGCTAATACAACACCTCAAGCAGAAACAATAGCAGCTTCTACAATAGATAGAGATACAACAGGTGTTGATGAAATTTCTACAGCTAGAGCTGCTGATGATGTCACAACTTTAACTAGAGAAGTTTCTCCTGAAGAACTAGCTACGCTTAGAGAAAGAGCGCAAGCTGCCGAAAGAGATACAGCACAAGAAGAAGCTGCAAAAGCAGAAGCTAAAGCTTTAAGAAGTGATGCACAAGTACAAGATGTTACGTTTAGAAGTACTGCTGCTGTATCGCCTACTGTTGAAGCTGAAGCAGCTACACGAGCTGAAATAACAGGCACTAAAGCAGATGATAGAGCTGCGGCACAAATTGTAGATACGTTTGGTTTTGGTTCTACAAGAAAACAAATAATAGATTCTTTAAAGGCTTCAACAACTAATCCAGCAGCTACCAACTTAGCACAAAATTCTAATTTATCTCAACAAGCTGCTTCAACAATAGTAACTAATCCAGGAGCTTTAGATGTAACACAACCAGCTTTGGTAGCAGCAGTAGCTGAATTACCTGAAGAAGCGTTAGTGTCTGCACAAATGGACAAGCTCTTAGAAGACTTGGAAGACGATGAAGTTCCTACGTGGGCTAGACCAGCAGTAGATGCTGTTAATTCTATGATGGCTCAAAGAGGCTTACAAGCTTCTACAGTAGGCAGGGATGCTTTGTTTAACTCAATTATTCAAAGTGCGTTTCCTATTGCACAGGCGAATGCACAGGCTTTACAAACACGAGCAACACAAAATCTTTCTAATCAACAACAAGCCTTAATACAAGAAAATCAGATTGCTGCTGACTTCTTATCCAAGAACGCTGCTTTTAAACAACAGATGGAACTAGCTAATCTTAACAATGATCAACAAATGCGTTTAGCTAATTTGTCTGCTAGAAATCAAACAGCTTCAGAACAAATGACTGCTGATCAACAAACAGAACTAGCTAACTTAAACGCAAGACTACAAACTAACTTACTACAAGGTAAGATAGCGCAACAGTTAGGAGTAGCTCAGTTAAGTGTAGATCAACAACGAGCTATACAAAATGCTAGTATGACAGCTAATATGGATTTAACTCAATTTAATGCTGAACAACAAGTTGAATTAGCTAACAGTAAGTTTATGCAGACTATGACGCTAACAGACTTTAATGCCGAACAACAAGAAGCAATGCAAAATGCAACAGCTTTAGCAAGTCTAGATATGGCTACAATAGATCAACGAACTAAAGTAGCAGCTCAAAATGCTCAAGCATTCTTACAATTAGATATAGCAAATTTAAACAATGAGCAACAAGCTGCAATGTTATCTGCTCAACAGATTCAACAGCGAGTGCTTTCTAATCAATCTTTTGATAATGCTGCTCAACAGTTTAATGCTACCTCTGAAAATCAATTAAATCAATTTATGAGTAATATGGCAACACAAATTAATTTACAGAATACTACGCAAACTAATGCGATGACACAGTTTAATTCTAATCAACAGTTGAAAGCACAACAAATCAATAAAGCTAACAAGCTACAAATACAACAGTTTAATAATCAAATGGAATATCAAACTGATCAATGGAATGCTGCTAATGCTCAAGCTGTTGAACAATCTAATGTTGAATGGCGTAGAAAAGCTAATACAGTTGATACAGCCGCAGAAAATCAATCTAATCAGATTAATGTGCAGAATGCGTTTAATATGCAAAGTTCAGCTTTATCTCAAATATGGCAACAGTTAAGAGATTCAGCGACTTTTGCTGTACAAATGTCTACAAACAATCAAGATAGGGCAGCAAGAATTATTGAAAATGCTTTGGCTAATGGAGATATGATGGATGAGAATGAAGATCCACGTTTAATGGCTAGAGATCTTTATAACATAATTAATACAATTAATGGTACTTCATATGGGCCAGGTTAATAGGAGTAAATAATGGGAATCCTTAGTAAAGTTTTTAAGCCTATAAAAAAGGTGTTTAAAAAAATAGGTAAAGGAATTAAAAGTGCCTTTAAAAAGTTTGGTAAGTTTATGGGTAAGCTAGGCCCATTAGGTACTATAGCTATGGGTATGATCTTGCCCGGAATAGGAGGTATGCTTGGACAAGCTTGGTCAGGCATGGCTGGTACATTAGCTGGTTCAAGTAATGCTTTGTTGTCAGGTGTAGGAAACTTTATGACCAAAGCAGCTTCTATGGGTTCTGCCGTTTCGGGGACAGTTTCTAATATAACTGGTGCAGTAACTGATGTACTAAAAGAAACTTTTAGAGCTGTTGGAAAAAAAGTTGGATTAGGAAATCTTGGCCCAAAAGGAATGAAAAACTTTTTTGCTGGAAGTGATGGTTCTTTAATGGGTGATAAAGGTTTATTTAAAAATGTAGAAAAAAGTTTTGGTGAGCGTTGGGATGATATGTCTGCTCGTTGGGGTAACTTAAAAGAAAACTTAGGTAAATCTACACTTGAGTATCAAGCAGATTTAAAATCAGGAACATATAGTCCGTACAAAGATTACGATCAATACCAAACTGGGCTACGAGATAAAATAGCTGAACCTACTAGACAAATGACAGAAAATATTACAGGCAATATGAAAGGATATATTGAAAAAGAAAAAGCAATGTTTTTAGATAATGTAGATCTTGAAAAAGAATCTGGTAAATTTTTAAAAGAGACTTATGAAGCATATGAAAAAGATCTTTTAAGTAAATCTACGGCTGAACAAGCTGCACTTTGGTCAGGAGGTGAAGGACGTTTTGAACAATATTTACAAAAATTAGATCCTTCACAACCTTATATGCGAGAGGCACAATATCAATTACGACAAATGCCTAAAGATATTGGATATAAATATAATCCAAAGCTAGGCTATACTGAATCTGTAGCTCCTCCTCCTAAAACTCTTGGAGGAACTTTAAGAGATAATATTACAAATCCAGAAACATTAGGTCAAAATTTACAAAGTTCTTTAATAAATACAGGACTAAGTACAGGTGTAAGTCTTTTGACTGCTCAAGACTATGATGCTGGTTATGCACAAGGACAGTTAGGTTCTTTTTATACAGCACCTATACAACAGGCAGCTTCAATAAATACTATAGAAGGTTATTTGAATAGTCCTGTACAACCTCAGAGCTTTGGTCTTAATGAAGCATATGGTTGGCAGACTGATATGGGTCAAGGTATTTATGGAAATAAAATACGAGGTTTAGCACCCGATTCTGGTGGTTTTCAGTTTGCTTCTAATACTGGAAATATAAATTACCAAAACGATCAGACAATTCAATTATAGGATAATAAGCATGGCTGAAACAGACGAAGATTTTGAACTCTACGAAAAGAATAGGTTTTCTTTTAATAGACCTATTCCGGGACAATCATTAACAAATGATCCTAACCAGCCTTGGCCTTGGGAAAGACCCCCTGAGTTTACTAATATAGATGACGCTGTAGAATATTTTTTTGCTATGATTGTAGATGAAAACATATATCCTCGTCTAATTAGTTTATTAAGAGGAAGTTTTCCAATAATGGATTTGACCGAAATTTTATTATATAACGCTTTTGTCGAAGGAAAAATAAATCCAGATATGCTTCTTTTACTAGCAGAACCTATAGCTTATATGTTGTTATATATTTCAGATATGGCTATGTTTGATCCTGTTATTACAAGACCTGAAGAAGATGAAGATGTTACTTTAGATGACAAGTATGGCCCAAAAGATGAGTTTAATTTAGAAGCTACTATGAAAAAAGCAGGTAAAGCTACTTTAGATAAAGAGCCTTCTGAAGTTTTATCACCAGATATAATTGACAAATTACAACAAGCTCCTAGCTTGTTAGCTGCACCACAGGAGACTGCACAATGACAGATGGATTAAGTAGTTTATTAGGACGAGCGCAACGTGGAGCTAAGCGTAGACGTAAAGAAGAACGTAGAAGTGCTAGAAAAGATATGCTTATGGCTTTTGGTCTACAGGCTTTTGGTGCACCTATTGCTAAAGGTGTTGGAGATTTAATTAATGCTCCTTATAGAAACCCTATAAATTCTTTTTTAAATGATCCAGAAGGACGAGCTGTTAAAGGTTTTGGAGAGTCTTTAATACGAGAAAGAGATAAAGTAAATCAGGTAATGAAGTCAATGGATACGTGGCAAAATGACGGCAAAGGCTCAAAAATAGATTATATTATTCAGAACCACATTGAACCTGCTGAAAGAAGATTCCTTAGTAATCAAGGAGCAATTGAGGATACTGATGAAGCGTATCAAAACTTTATAAGAAGAGGTATAAATGTAAATAATAAAGAAAATCCAAATAGTTGGGCAAGTGATAAAATAGCAAGAGCTACTAAAGAACTACAAGAATTAGAAGAAAAATATAAATGGTTCAATACTTTAGGATCTGATGATGAAATTCGTGCTTCACGAAAAAAATATGATCCTACACCTAAAGGACTATTAAGTTCATTAGGACGTTTTGCAACTCGTAAATTTCGAGGGCAGACAAATGAAGAATATGAAGAAAATGCTATGCGTAACATGCTAAGCAACATGGGTCTTGGTGCAAATGATGTGAATGAATATTTTGCAGATGATGGAGCTGGACGTAAGGCTTTTATTAAAGATTTAGAAGAAGCTACAAAATTTGTAGATTCCAAAACTTTAGAGGCTACAATTAATAATCGAATAAAAACAAACCCTCATTATGAAAATCTTATACGTAGAGGCAAAGCAGAACTGCAACTACAACAGTGGTTTTACGGTTTAACAAGTCCTTCGTCAGATAATAATACTTCTTTAGGTAGAAATGCTAGGAATTGGATTTCTAAAAAAGATAACAAAAATAAAACTCCTGCTGATTTTCTTGCAGAAATAAGCAATCAAGTTGGTTTTGGTCATAGTAAATTAGACTTAAACAATGAGTTACGAGACGAATTAAGACTTCAAGCTAGAACACAAGCTACTTCTAAAGATGGGAAAAATACTTGGAGGCCAATAATTCAAGAATTAGAAAAAGGATGGGCTGAAGCTAATGGTAAAACTTTAAAGTTGAATGAAGAAACAGGATTATATAGAAGGTTGCCAAAAGAAGCAGATCAAAAAGCTATGGATGAGCATGTTGATCGGACATTAGATTCTTTAATTAATCAAAGCTATAATCAAGCTGCTGTATTCTTAGCTGAGAATGGTCTAGATAGTAATGGTAATCCTAATATTGCTTTTATGGAGAAAATCTATGGTTCTAATTTTTCTACAGAAAATCTTGGAGATATGAGAGCAAGACAAAAGGAATTAATATACGATATAGCTTTAGGCAGAGCATCATCTCCAAATGGTTTAGAGAAAGTTAAAAGTGTGACTGGTATTTTTTCAAAAAAAGAACAGACTTTTCTTTCGGGATTAATTGAAGACAGAACACCTTCTACAAATAGAAACTTGTTTGAAGAAGATCCTGAACCTCAAGTAGTTACTACTGCTCCTGGTGCTTTAAGCCAAGTTGCACCAGATCCTGCTGATCCAAATTGGAAAGGTATTCCATATAAAAAGCCAGATCCAGTAAATCAAGGAACTGCTGGAAGTGGTAAAGGTGGCCCTGGTACTGCTAGTGGTACTTCTGGAATAAACGCCTCTGCAAATACTCCTAAAAACAATCTTAATAAGGTAAAAAATTCAATTACTAAATCTAAGTCTACAAATATACCAACTAATCTTGCAATGATAGAAGACTTTGGTAAAGAGACTATGATACATGCAGCTACAAATCCAAATGACAATCCTCTTACACAACAAAAAGGACAGTCTTTAAGAACACCAGTTAAATTTAAACAAGGTAAGGCAAATGTTACAGCAAGTTTTAGTGCTACAGGACAATTAAATATTACACGTTCTGGACTAAGTATGGCAGATCGTAAACGCTCTATTACTTATAAAGAAGTTGCTCCACATTTAAATGACGCACAGAAGAATCAAGTATTAACAATGGCTAGTGCGTTACGTATGATAGAAGAAGAAGCAGCAGAAAGATTTGGAAGTGCTGAAGTACTAGATGATCCAACAATATTTTCAACTCAAGAACAAGCTGATAGAAAATGGGCAATGCCAGCTATACCGTCAGGTCTTTCTAAACTACTACAAGAACGCAATGCTATTGCAGCTAAAATAGATCTTCCTGGTTTGCAAGATAAGCAAGAAGTTATTTCTTTCTTACAGCAATCTTATGGAGATCTTGGAGCAAGAGAAGGGAAAATGGCTGGGGGTGAAGCTGATGTAGTTGCAGAGACTTCAGAGCCTAATAAAGTACCTTCAATGTTAGCTAGACCTGAAGAGCCTGTAAATAACCAAGATGAGACTAAAGACCTAGAGTCTATTGCTGCTTTAATAAAACAAGAAGAAGGAGATTTAGATACAGTAGTGTCTGATGAATATGTAAAAAATAAAAAAGGAAAGCTTGTTAGAAAAACAGAAGGTGCTACAACTTTTGTAGCAGGATATGGACATCAAATGACAGCAGAAGATTTAAAAAAGTACCCACCAGGTAGTAAAGTTCCTAAAGAGCAACGAGAGCTTTGGTTTAAAGAAGATTTAGCTAAAAAGTATAAAGCTGCTCTTGCCCAAAAAGAACAGCTTCCTATTAAAGATAAGTCTTTATTAGAACGTCTAACTTCTGTTAATTTTCAATTAGGGACAGGATGGACTAAAAAGTTTCCTAAAGCATGGGACGCTATGACTAAAGGATTATGGGATGTAGCTGCTAATGAAATTGAAGATTCTAAATGGGCTAGAGAACAAACTACCCCTAGAGCAAAACTATTTAGTAGTCTATTACGCACATTAGAAGGTTAGGAATACTTATGACAGTAAACTCTTTATTAGGAGAACCAGAAGCTGAAGAGACTATAGAAGCTGAAGAGCCTACAGTAGAAGCTGAAGAGCCTACAGAAGAAGCTCCTTCATTTGGACAGCCTTTAACTTTAAGCCGTGAAGAAATAAGTAAGTTAAATGCTTCACATACCCCTGAAGAATTAGATGCAACTTTACCTGAAGGTAGTAAATTCGAGCAGTTTGCATATGGGTTTGGTAAGAAAACACAAGTACTCGAAAATGCCTACTTATTATTAAAGGCTGGTTTATCTGAAAAAACTATAGGCGAGATTAGAGATGAAGAAGGTAGAAAACATGAAGCTAAATATAGCTATTTGCCTACACGAAGTAAAGAGGGAAGTATTGCTAAAGCAGGAGGGTTTGTAAAAGAAGTGCTTGATCCTATTTATGCTACTGTTCCAGCATTACGTATAGGACAAGTAGCTAAAAATGCTTCAATAGGTTCAAAACTAGTAGGTAGAGCCAAGGCTGGTGTTTCAGAAGGTAGTTTATTTGTTGCAGATGAAGTCATAGATTCTGTAGTTCAAGAAAGAGAAATTAATCCTAATAGTTTAGCTTTGCAGTTTAGTTTAGGCACAGTTCTTGGAGGTGCTTTTGTAGGTTCTCGTGCCGCAGATGAAGTAGTAGATGCAGCTAAAGCTATGGATAGACCAGACTCTATAGATATATTTCTTGATACTGATTCTATTAACAAACAATTAAAGAAAGTTGATGATGGAGTAGTTACTGAAAAAGAACAAGAGATAATAAATCAAATTCATAAAAAAGTAGATGCTACAAATAAACCTCTTGTTAGTGCTTTAAATGATGTACCTGTCTTGGGAGCAGAATTAGGACATGCTACAAGAATTAAACAGCAATATGCTGAGCATCTTGAAGAACTTAGTATTAAACATAAAATGGAAGTAGATGATCCGCAACTAAAACAATTTGTTCCAAAAGCAATATTAGAAGGTGTCGAAGAAGCTGATGCTATTATAAAAAATGCTGCTAATAAGTATGAGGAGACTAGTCAAAAGTTAGCTGATGGTTTATTTGAAAACTTAGAAGGACTAGACAAAGCTGGTATTCTAAATGGAAATACATTTGCGAGAGCAATTACTCGCCCTTTAATGGGAGCTGCTACAGGATATGGTATTGGTGTTACTAATAAATTAATAAGTGATGAGCCTGATTCTTCTAGCCCTTGGGTATGGGCATTAGCAGGATTGACAGGAGGTCAATTATCTAAAAAAATAATTAATTCTAATATGTCTGTAGCTTCTAAAGAGGCTGGTTTAAAAGGCATAGAAGATATGGCTCGTAGAAATATATGGGCACAAGCCAATCAAGTATTTTCAGGATCACATAGTGCTTGGTTTGAAACACTAGGAGGCACAGTAAAAAACTTTGGAGATGCTTTGTTTCGATCAACAGGAGCATACTCTAAAGGTATAACAACTCAATCAGTAGAAGAGACTACTGAAAATGTTATGCAACAATTAAACAAACAAGTTAATGATAAGATGCGAGAGTTAAATCTTGTAGGCCCAGAAGCTAAAAAGATTAGAGAAGCTGCTTATGATTTAGCTAAAAAATTTAAAAAGGAAACTGATTTAGTTGATGACTTTTCACCAGAAGAAATAGCTACTATAAAAGATTTAACACAATTTAGTATAAAGTTTTCAGATGATTATTTTAATGATGCTGTACAGAATGCAGGACTAGCAGGTGTCAAACAACAAAACTATGGTCTTGCTCAAATGTTTGACATGAATAAAATTGCATCTAATCCTATAGAAGCTACAAAACAATTTACTAGTGCTTTTCTTAAATCAGGAAAAGGAATGACTAAAGAAAAAGCTGAAGAAAAAGCCAGAAATTTAGTATTAAATGTACAAAACTACGGAAGAATAGATCCTCCACAATATACTGCTTTTAAAGGAAAAGATTTAGACTATTCAAATCCTAACTTAGTAATGCGTTCTGTTGCTGGTAACATTGAAAAGACTAGACAGTTTGACACTTTAGCATCTCAAAAAGAAATACAAGATTTTTTTATTAAAGATGTAGATGTAGTTTTAAAATCTGTAGTAAATAATAATACAGCATCTATTGAATTTGCTAGACGTTTCGGAGCTAATGGTGAAGGTGTTCGTTCTATTATATCTAAATTAAAAGAAGAATATAATCCTTTAATTGAGATAGCATCTAAAGCTGATGATCCAGCAAAAGTAGCTTTTTTACAAAAACAATTATCTACTAAAATTAAAGCTGTACATCAGAGTGTAGATATATACTTTGGAAATCATCATGGTGTAAAGTCCCGGGATGTAGGTAATCTAACACATACAATGTTTGGTATAGCTTCAACCTTTGCAAACTTAACGTACTTACCTAAAGCAGCTATTTCAGGATTAGGTGATATTGTACAGCCTTTTCAAAATAGTGGTGCATTTTCAGCAATGAAAGGATTTGGAAGAGCGATGACTAGAGATAAGCAGAAAGACTTTGCTTCCCTCTCTGGTTTTGATACAAGAGATGTAGTGGCTCAAGAATTAAGGGCTTTGTATGCAGGTGTTGAACGACCAGGAGCAGGAGGAGTTCTTAATAAAGTCCAACAGACTACTAGAAAAACCAATGAAGTATTTTTTAAAGCTATTGGACTAGCTCCTTTAACTTCTTTTGCTAGAAGATATGCTTATAATGCAGGAGTTGAAGAAGGTTTTAAGTTTGCTTCTAAGATTGGTGGTAGGAAAATTAAAAAGTTTGAATTAGAAAAGGCTAAGCAATTAGGTTTAACTACAGAGTCTATTGAAGAACTGGCAAAATTTAAAAATGTCGATGAAGCATTTGCAAATGATTCAGCAAAAGAAATTTTAAATAGACTTGGAATTCGTCAAGCTGATAGAGATGCTCTTATTCCACAGTTAAGTAATAGAAGAGCTTTTTCACAATCAAGAGATCCTTATATAAGATCTCTAGGACAATTCTTATCGTGGGCACAAGCTAAAACATCACAGTTAAACGGACTTGTAAAACGAGTAGAAGATGGAGATGCTGCATTAGCAATAAGAGCAATGGGTTCTCTTGTATTATATGATGGTATATTAACTTTTAGAGATTTTTTAAATGATCCAACAGGTGAAAAATTAGGAGATCAAGGCTTTTATACCTTTGCAGAAAAATATGCTTCTGACTTACAAGCTGGACGAACTTTTGTATTTTCAGGAAATGTCAACTGGTTAGTAGATAAGATGGGAAGAACAGCAGGAGCTGCTCAGTATCGTCAAACTTTAGAATCTATTAGTCCTGTAGCAGCATGGGTTGCTGATCTTATTGAAGGTGGTATACAAGTAGGTTCAAATATAGCCGATGAAGATTATGAAGGAGCAACTAAACAGTTTGTAAAACGTGCGCCTTTAGGAAAAGAAATTCTTGATATAGGGCGTGTTGCGACAGGTGGATATGAGTTACTTGAAGATAGAAGAAGTAAAGCTAAAGGTGGTATGGTTTATGGAGTAATTCGTAAGAAGAAAGATAAAGGTGGGATTGCTTTAGTACCTAATGCACCTGCCGAACCTGATCAAAGAATAGATAAGATGACAGGCGTACCCTACGATGAACAAGCAGGTGAAGCCTATACAGATGTTGAAGATCGTCAAGGACTAATAGCAGCAGTACTTGGCAAGAAATTACAAGGGCAAGCTAGTGTATAAGTATTTTACAGAAGATGAACTAAAGTGTTCGCACTGCGGTAATCTTGTTATTGATGATGAATTTATAAAGAAGATAGAAGCTCTACGAGAAGCAGTAGGGTTTCCATTCGTAGTCTCAAGTGCATACAGATGTGAGCAGCATCCAATAGAAAAGCGTAAGTCAACGCCTGGAGCGCATGTAACTGGAAAGGCTATGGATATCCATGTAACTGGAGAAAAGGCTCTGACGCTCTTAGAAGAGGCTCTGAAGGCTGGTTTCACAGGGATTGGTATCAATCAAAAAGGACAAGTAAACTCTAGGTTTATACATCTAGATATTATAGACAATTCATCAACAAGACCAAGGCCCTGGATATGGAGTTATTAAAGAAGAAGTTAGGAAGAGGTGGACAGTACCCAATAATTTGGACAATTTATCATACAATACTTGCAGTTGAGTTAGCTATTGTTATTTTGTTGTTAGGTTTATTGGTAGTTAAATGAGACTTATGGCTTTCCTTCTAATAGTAATTGTAGAAGGAGAAGAAATCAACACCAAAGGTATGCACTTTAGAGATGTTAATAGATGTCGCTACTTTGCAGACCGATTAGAAGATAGGGAATCTAAAGTAACTGGATACTGTAAGCCTGTACTAGTTGCACAGACAACAACTTTTAGGGATTAAGTATGAATATATTTAGCGCAATTGTAGGGCCAGTAGCTAATCTTGCTGGCACATGGATGAACAATAAGCATGAACAGTCACAAGCTAAACACAAAGCTAAGATGGCTGTCATCGAACATGATGCTGATTGGGAATCTAAAATGGCTGCGGCATCAGGGTCTAGTTGGAAAGACGAGTTTTGGACAATTGTGTTAGCCGTACCTATCTTTATGGTAGGTTATGCTGTAGCTTTTAATGATCCTGCTGTATTAGATAGGGTTCATGCATCCTTTGATGCTTTGTCTAACCTCCCTGAGTGGTATTCGTACCTCCTTTTTATTGCGGTCAGTGCGTCTTTTGGTATTAGAGGTGCTGACAAGCTTATGAAGATGCGTAAGCTATGACACCTGAAGAATTTGACAAGTGGCGTATAGTCCCACGATTACTAGTATTAATGATGGCTCTTGCTTGTTGGGATGTGATTCATTGGTTTACAACTTTAGAAGCTCCAACAATTGAACAGGCAGGGTTAGTTTCTGTATGTACTGGAGCAATGACAGCCGTGTTCGGATTATTTTTAGGTAAGGGGAAACAGGAATGACAACCAAAAAAAAGAAAAAATCTAGGGTTAATGAAGCTGGTAATTATACTAAACCTACAATGCGTAAAAGATTATTTAATAAAATAAAAGCTGGCTCTAAAGGTGGTAAGCCAGGTCAGTGGTCAGCACGTAAAGCCCAGATGTTAGCACAACAATATAAAAAAGCTGGAGGAGGCTACAAATGAAAGTACAAGCACCTAAAGGTTATCATTGGATGAAACAAAAAGATGGGTCATACAAAGTTATGAAACATAAAGGTAAGTTTGTAAAACATAAAGGTGCAAGCTTAACAGCAAACTTTGCAGTTCAAAAGGTTCATAAAAAGTAATGGCACTTAAAAAATCACAAAAGTCTTTAAAGGCTTGGACAAAACAAAAGTGGCGTACTAAGTCTGGTAAGAAATCTTCTAAGACAGGAGAGAGATACTTACCAGAGAAAGCTATAAAGTCTTTATCTTCTAAAGAATACGCAGCAACTACACGTAAGAAAAGAGAAGATACAAAGAAAGGTAAACAACATTCTAAGCAACCTAAACAGATTGCTAAAAAAACTAGACGATATAGGAAAACAAAATGATGCGTGATGATTACAAAAAAGGTGGTAAATCTAAACGAGATCCTAGACTAAAAAGAGCAGGGGTATCTGGCTTTAACAAACCAAAGCGTACACCTAACCATCCTAAAAAGTCTCATGTGGTTGTAGCTAAAGTTGGAGACAAAATTAAAACAATTCGTTTTGGACAGCAAGGTGTTAAAGGTGCAGGAAAGAATCCTAAAACTAAAAAAGACAAAGCAAGAAAAAGATCTTACTATGCTAGACACAATGCTCAAGATGCTAAACCATCAAAGTTATCAGCAAGATATTGGTCACATAAAGTTAAATGGTAGAACCTTACATATATAATTGTACATTAGTTCGTGTAGTAGACGGAGATACAATTGTATGTGACATTGATTTAGGGTTTGATGTTGTACTCTCTGAACAGTTTATTAGACTAGCTGGAATTGATGCACCTGAAAGCCGTTGTCGTAGACCTATAGAAAAGAAGTTAGGACTATTGGCAAAAGAAAGATTAGCAGAGATTTTAAAAGACACGTTTAAACTTAAAAGTTTAGGCAAAGGAAAATTTGGAAGAATATTAGGGATACCATACGTTGATAATGTAGATGTATGTTCAACTCTAATAACTGAAGGACACGCAGTAGAATATGAAGGCGGCAAAAAAACAAAAGTCTGGGGAGAGTGAGGCTAAGTATACCCAAGAAGAAATTGCAAACTCTAAAAGAATTTATAAGTCTGCAACTCCTAAGTATACGATTGATTGGTACATAAAGTGGGTATCTTCTATATTATTATTAGTTGCCATGTGTATTCGATCTGCTCAGTTTAATGCAGTACTAGACCTTGGACTTTCTTTTATAGGAATGCTTGGCTGGTTATGGGTAGGTATTCTTTGGAAGGATAGAGCAATTATAATTGTTAATGGTGCTGCTTCTGTGATTTTACTAACAGGTATTTTGAGATACCTAAAACATTTTACATATTAGAGGATAAGACAAATGATTAAAAAACTATTTACAGCGTTATGCTTTGTAGTCTTAACAGGCTGTCAGTCTGCTGGCATGGAATACTATCAAGCTGTAGAAAAAGTAGCGATAGCTCAAGCACAAGCTCAACAAGCTAAGTCTGAAGCTTTATCAAAGATAGCAGCTAGTGGAGATAATAGTGCAGCAGGTTCAGCAGTAATGGCTTTAGCCCTTATGCAGTCTCCAAACACACAAGTATTGCCTCAACAATCGGTAGCATTAGAATGGACTAAAGCAGTCCTCCCGGTTGTCGGAAGCCTTGGAAGTATGTGGGTGTCTAGCGATGCTCAGAAATCTATTTCCAGGCATAATATGCAAAGCAACTTAGCTCGTATACAACAAGACGGTCAAAAAACCGCAGCTCTTTATGGTATGTTAGGTCAAAATAGCGAGAACATGTTGAATCTAGGATTAGGATCTTATGATGCTATTAATGTAGCAGGTCAACAAGCAGTAGATCTTGGGTTAGGATTAGGACTAGCAAGTATTAATGGTAGTTCAGGTGGAGATAATTCTGCTGTATTAGATGCTCTAGGTAATCTTAACTTTCCAGATTATACGAGCAATTTTAATCAAATATTAAATCAAATAAATGGACTTAACATTCCAAACTATGATGCTCAATTACAGGATATACTTGATCAACTAAATAATTCTAATACTGTTTGGATTGCTGGTGTTAACTGTGTAAATAACCAAACATCTGGAGTAATTGGTGTTGGTGGGGGTAATTCAGCACTACCAGTTTGTCCTACTCTACAATAGTGGGTTCATATTTTGTATCTGTTACAAATCCAAGAAAACGCTTGAAAGAATTTAAGCGTAAGAAAAAAAGGAGCAAATAGTGTGGAGCCGATTGCATTATTATCAATGGCTACGACTGCCTTTAAAGGTGTTCAGACCCTTGTAAAACGTGGACGAGAGATTGAAGATGTTGCTCAACATCTAGGCAGATGGTATGGCTATGTAGCTGATATCAATGAAGCTCAAAGAGAATCTGAAAAGCCTCCTATATTTAGAAAACTATTAGACAAAGGATCAGTAGAACAAGAAGCTCTGAATGCAATCATCGTAAAGAAAAAGATTGAACAGCAAGAGAGGGAGATACGAGATCTAATCGTTGTTGTATATGGAATTGAAACGTATCGTGAAATGATACAGATGCGTAAAGATATAAGAACTAAACGAGAAAGATTAGTTTATAAACAGAAAAGAAGAAGACGTTCAATCCTTGATGGTATTGCTGTACTTATCGGTATAGGAATAAGTGTTGCGATTTTATATGGTTTTTATAATGTGTTAATGAACTATTCTAGGTAGGCTGTACAAAACTACTTAGTTCATTTTCTAAGTATTCGTGCAGCCCTCCAAGTTTTACTTCAGCTTCAGTTAATAATTTCTTTATTAAAAGCAACTCATCATCTTTAAAAACTTTGTTGGCTTCTTTAGGGGGAAGCATACTAAACTCTGTCATTACTACCCCCTTTGAATTTACAAAGATTTTAAAGGACGCTAGATTACCTTCTGTTGTGCTTTGTTTCATCTTTTAACTTATCCTTATGGTGATTGTTATGTTTGAAAGTATCTTTCTTTTTCTTGTTAAATTTCTTACGCCTTTCATCTTTGCGATTGTAATAATCTGTCATAGTTATTACCTTACTTTCTTACTTGTAAAAAATATGGGTATCTATTTGTACGGTTTGTGTTTGCGCTACAGCCCAATACGGACTTACATAATTCGCATGGTAGTATAACGCTCCATTAGTTATATCTCTAGATGGAGTATGTCGTACTAATCCTTCAGCTAATGTCCAAGCCAATATCCAGGCTTTTTCATCTTTAACATACTCTGGTTCTCCATCACAGTAAAAACTAAACTGGCACTTATATTTAATAGGTTGTCCTTTTTCATCTCGCCACGCTTGTTGTGTTACACCACACAAGGTATTAGGAAACTGTGGACTTTGAACTCTGTTAAGAGCTACCAAACCTACTGCATATTGTCCTTCTACTGGTTCTGATCTAGCTTCAAAGTAAATTGTTTGGGCGAGGCAATTAATTTCTGCCTGTTCTGTGTCTGCAAAAGATATGCCCGAACATATTAATAATAAAGTACATAGTAATTTTATCATGTTGTATCCTCAATATCTGAAATCATTCTGTTGAGATACCACTGAGCTTTTTTTAAATCCTGTAAGCCGTCTTTGTATTCCCAACGATGGAGATATTTATAGACGTTGCCTACTAAGTAATATTTAAAGCCTTCGGAAAGTTGTTGTTCGATATAGTCTATCGCTTCTACACCCCCTTTATTGTAATGAGCTGGATGATTTACCACATCTTCTTCAGGGAACATTTGCTTATCTAACATGCTATCAGCCGGGTGGTATAAACTACCTGTTATAGTTTTTGGTTTTTGTGCTGACATTAAACAATCTTCTGGTTTATCTGGCCCTTTAGCTTTTAAACTGTCCCACTCTGTTGGTGTTACTTCATTAATACTCATATGCTTGTCACCAGTATAGACATTAACCATATACACAAACCTATAAGAGTTATTCCTATTGCCATTTTATTATGTGATTTCATTCCATTTCCTTTAAGTTGTTTTGAGAGACTTCTTGAAATTCTTTACTATTACGGTAGCGTTTATCTATCCAAATATCAGGTAGACTTTCTTCAGAAAACCATCTGAATCCATGTGACTCTGCCCATTCAGCATGACTGCGTTTAGTACCATCTTTTCTGCGTTTAGCTTGAGGCATAGGTGCAGAAGGATTAGCAAACAAGAACACAAGTTCTGTTTGATCTGGAAGTACTTTATTTATCCAGATGTACTTGCTGTATTCTGCATAGTCCCAGAAGCGTCCTTTAGCTTCAAGTAAAATTGTCTGTCCATTAACTTCTAACACAAAGTCTGGATGGTACATATGCTCTACAATATATGGAATCTTTCCTTCATGGTGTGTCCAGGATTTAAGCAAGCCCATGTGTAGTTCATATTCCCAATTAGAATCATATCCCTCGACAGGAGCTTTATCAATAGGTCTTTTTTTTCTAGGCAATCTTTTCAATGTAATGTTCCTTGTCTTTCTTCAAGTTCATCTAGCAATAAATTATATAAGTGAACAAGAATATCTTCACCTATAATTTCAATATCTCCCTCATGGTCATACAATGCTTTACCTAATATAATTAAAAATATACCTATAGGTAAGGCTTGATCTTTATCATCTAACTGTAACAACGTGGGGTTTAATATCTTTTTCATAAGTATAGGTTTCTATAGAACGTGAAGGATTTTGAGTAACTAAACGCTTTAGCTTTTTAACTGTCCATTTAACAGAGAAAGCACTCATAAAAGTAGTACGTCCATGAGTGATATGTTTTTGTTTAGGAAGCAAAGAGAGTAACTTATCATCAGTAATTTGTTCTTTTTCTTCATCAGAAACAAGAGTCATCATCCATTCTTTAAGGATAACTAACGCTTGCTTCCGAATCTTTTTCATCTTCTTACTATTCATGGGGTAATCTCTTGCACTTTTGGGGGAGCTGTTACACGAGTCAGATACATTGGGCCTTTAGCATATTGAAAAACTCTCAAGCCTTTACCATTGTTAGCATCTTCAAAGCAATCAAACTTAAAGTTACAGTAAGTACAATTCCTATGTAGCTTCATGTTTCCTTTCTTGCCTTCGGGTGCTGGTTGATAACAAAGAGGGGGCTTTTCATCTGAATCAATAGCTTTTTTCAAGCTATCAATTTTAGACTTGACATTAATTTTATCAAGTTCTCCTGGTTGATACAAGCATAATTGTCCTGTCTCTTTATTGATAACAAGAAAGCCACCTTCTGTTGTACCTTCTGCTTCTTCATAGCCAGACAATTGAGCAATGTATCCAAAAGGATCATCATCTCGTAGTGTCTGTTCACTGAATTTTTTATAGGCATAGTTAGAAGCAGTCTTTATATCTACTACTTCACCATCAACTTTACAGTCGATATGTCCTTGCACACCTGAAACTTCTACTTGTTTCTGCTCATCAGTTACTGTGTGTCCTGATAACTTGGCAAACAGGATAAGTATTTCTTCTAACATATGTCCATAAAGAAACTTAATCATAGTGCTTTCAAGCATTGTATTATCTTCAGAGCTGCTTCGTCTGTCGAACCATAAGAACCTAGCTGGTCTTCCTATGTTAGACATGCGTAGATTGAACTGACTATTACGTTCTCCCGGTCTAGCCCATTGTCTTAATGCATTTTTAATGGACTCTCCGAACTCATCAATCTGTTCATCTGTAATTGCTATGGCTTCGCCCTTGGTTAAAGGATTCAAAGCTGCATAAATGTCTTTAACTAATGTGCTAAGATTTTTCATTATGTTTCCTCAAGTATTGGACAGCTCTTTCTAATCTTTCTATACTATCATTAAAGTTACCTAAAGCTCTATTACATTTTTGGCAAAGCCAACCTCTGAAAGTATTTGTTATATGGTCATGGTCAAGTACCCACGTTCCATATTGTTTTCCATTGTGTTTAATACCTTCTGCTTCATCTTTATCCATCAGACATATAGGGCAACGATGATCTTCTTTTGCAGGTTCGGTTTTAGAACGTAGTTCTTTTCTAATTCTTTCAAGTTCATTTGAACATGATCTGCATTCTGTTCTTCGATAACCACCTTTATTATCGTGAAAAGAAAACACATCAATAGGTAGTTCTTGTAAACACTTAATACACTTACGATACTCTACGCCTGGTATACGTTGTTCTTCAAGCTTTCCAAATAATTCAGATTGCTCAGTGAGTTTCCGACCAGTTGTTTCCGACATAACTACACTTCTTTTTTATAATCAATATGTCTGATAACTCTTGATCCATCTCGTTTGTCTCCTGCATAAAAGATAAAGCCTAATTTTTCTAGTTCGTTTGGCCTAGAAGTTATTGAACTAGAGGGCATCTCAGGAAAGCGTTTAGTCATCTCTCTAATAGTTACTCCCCTTGCTCCTGCTTCTTCAATTAAATTTAAAACAAAAGCTCTCCTTTTAGACAAAGGAGTAGTACGAGCTGCTTCCTTACTTGTTTCAGGATCATCTTTTCTGTGTAATTTATGTGGACTTATATCATCAAAAATGCTTTGTTGTTTCATGTCAGTGTGTTTCACTCCAGTTAATCCCCACATTGTATTCTCCTGTTAATGGACATTTAAGTTGTAATGTTTTACCAGCCTCTTCAATAGCCTGGACACCTAACTGGCCTACTTGTTCTGCCAGATCCTCTCTTACTTCAAGCTGCCACTCATCATGTATGTTGCCGACAAAGTGAGCATCAAGTCCTTTTTCTTTTATAATCCTGTTGAACAACACCAAAGCTTCCTTCATTACAATTGAACCAGCCGATTGCAACAAAGAATTTAAAGCAGCATGTTCACTACGAATAGTAACCTTTCTACCATCTAATCCTTTGATGTAACCTTTTCGAGCTGCTCCTTGTACTCGATTTCTAAGATCCTCAAATGATGGGATATTACTAGCAATAGATTGTCTAATTCTTTTACCATCTCTTGCACTTCCTCCGACCACTTGACCAAGTTTAAGATCTCCTGCTCCGTAGATGATGGCATAGATACAATGTTTCGCCTGATTTCTTGATTCAAGTTTTGCAACTTTTTGATTAGAGGTGTGTATGTCTCCATCGAGAATTTCATTTGTAAAGTCCTCACTGTCTATGTAGTGTGCCAACATGCGTAGCTCTAGCCCACTCGCATCAATGCCCACAAGTTTATATCCATCAGGTACAATCCAACAAGCCCTGCATTCAGAACCATAGGTTGACTTCGTGCTAGGTACTTGAGCTAGGTTAGGATCTCTGTGTGTCATCCGTCCAGTAATTGTACCATTCGGATTAACAAAGCCGTGTACTCGATTGTCTTCTTTGAGATTTTTAAACCAGGAATTAATCTGAGCTATACGCTTCTGCAACATCAGATACTCAGCAATCATTTGGGCCTGTGGAATATCCTTAATCTTATTTAATATTCCTTCATCCACAATAGGTTGTCCAGTAGGTGTGAACTTCTCAGGAACCCATCCGTATTCTTGTAGGTATTCTCCTATTTGTTTACGGCTACCTAGATTAAATTCCTTTTCATTGGTACGTACAATAACTTTAGTTCCTTCTTGAAACTGTTGATACTCTTCATCAGTTAAACGTACTTTCTTTTCGGGACTAACACACCCCATTTTTGAGATGGAACCTGTCTTAGTTTTGAAAGGATATATGTTTATCACTTCTATCTTGGATTTAAAATCTTCTTGAACATCTGCTTCTACTTGAGATAGACGTTCTTGTAATTTAGCCAATAACTTTGAAGCAGCTTCAACATCAAACAAGAAACCACGCTCACGTTGTTCGTGCAGGATGTGGGCTACTTCTGTTTCCAAAGCAACCGACTTCTTACTGAATCCTTTTGCTTCTTTCCGTAACGCATGAAAGACTTTAGCATTCAATAGAACATCTCGCTCACAATAGTCTAGCATCTCTGTGCTAAAACTATCAAATTCTTCAAAGTCTCCCTTTGGACTATTCAATCTGTAGCCCCAGCTCTCAAGCCCATGATTTCCTTCACGTACCGGGTTGAATAAACGAGACAGTACAAGTGTATCTAGTACAGTCTTATCAGACAGATCAACACCAGCTAACTTTTTTATTACTGGTAAGTCATAGCCTATAATGTTATGCCCTATTAATCTATCATAAGATTTCAATAGCTCCCAGGCTTCATCAAGCTGACTAGGCCCATAGGAATACTGTTGATTAGTATCTACATCAACTGCTGCTAGACACCAGATCTTTGTAGCATCTATGTCATTTGCTTCAATGTCGAAGACTAAAGATTTCATAGAGTTTCTCCTGTCAACTCATCTTCTGTATCCATCTCAACTTCAGATAGCCTACCAGTTGTTCTGTCATATAGCAAACTAGTAGCCAAGCCTACATCACCTGAGTACCGACACTTTAGTACACGTATCTTGCTAGTGTTAGCTGTAATAGGACAGTCAGCTTGCTGATCTCTTTCTATTGAACACACAGTATCACTTACCTGCGCTATACTTTGAGAGCCTCTCAAGTGAGATAGGCTTGTCTCAATACCATTCTCGTGGCCTCGATTACCATCCACTCTACGTAGATGTGATACAAGAATCAGTCCTGCATGAGTCTCTTCTACAAGTTCTCTAAGCCTACCCATGATATGATCAATACCTTGACGTTCATCTCCATCGACCATAGACAACACAAGCATGTGTAAGTGATCTAGAATTATCCACTTACAACCACAACCTACAATCATAAAACGTAGCTTGCTAAACAGCTCGTCAATATTATGTAGTCCTAGATGTGAATGAATCCATACACGATCTTTGTTCTTGCCCATGAATACCTTGTCATATAGGACATTAAGGTCATCTTTCGAGAACATCTCACGCTCTTGTTCAATATGCAACTTAGCGTTCGCTTCAATAGATAAAATACCATCCACTGTTCTGTGCCAATCTTCCTCTAAAGCAATAATGCCTACATTATCTTCAGTCTGTGTGACTAACCAGTGACTGAGTTCCCTTGTGACACTTGACTTACCAAGCCCTGTACCACCTGTGAAGGTGATCAATTCACCTTGCCGTAGTCCATAGATCTTATTGTTTAAACCCTCCCAAGGAAAAGGCAGGGATTCTTTGCGAGGTCTATCGTGATAATCTTCACGTTTATCCGACAGGTTATATACACCAGAAGGTGTGTAAGTCTTAGCTGCCCACCAAGCAGTAGTATATATCGTATGTTGGTTAGCCCGGAGTACATCGTTAGCATCTTTGAACTCGTCAGGCAGTAGCATTAATTTAGCTTTGCCTGGACTCAACAGCCTTGCAACCTTCTTAGCTGCCTCTCTACCTTGCTTGTCACTATCAAAATTAATAATGACATTCTCAAACGATTCAAGAAATTCCAAGTTATTTTGGACATCCCTGACTGCACCACCTGCACCACTACGTATTGAAACACAAGGCCATTTAGACCCAGTGAGTTCATAAGCAGCCATTGCATCACACTCCCCTTCAGTCAGTGTGACATACTTACCCTTACCTTTAAAGAGCTGCTGACCAAACAGACCTACAGCAGTTGACTGACCCTCCCAAGCAAAGTTCTTATCTCGCTTGCGAATCTTATAGCCTACTAAATCATTCTCAACGTAATAAGGATAACGATGGCTATTGATATAACCTTTGTCATTCTTGGTGACACGTACATTATATTTCTTTGCAGTTTCAAGTGAGATGTTTCGATCTTTCAAGGCTGCAAACTCACCTTCAGCTACATCCATGACATGATTCTTTTCAGTCACAATTCTCTCCACATTAGAGGGTGAGTCGAACTTTGGGAAGAACGTAGTGCAGCTAAAACATTTAGCACTGCCGTCCTGGTTGATTGAAACAGCATCAGAACTGTTACATTTTGGGCAAGGCTTACGATGTGTTACGAAATGTGTATCCATGATTCACCTGTTTATATAGGGTTGAACATCAATAAATAATTCCAAGATATGCAGACATATCTCGAAAGATATTAAAGCATATAGAAAAATAAGGGGCTTATCGCCCCTCATCATCCTTCTGCTTATCCATGTTGGATAGTATTTGTTTAGAGAGATAGATCGAAGCAGCCTTTTTTATAGCTACATCAGATTCAAGCTGCTCGATCTCCTTGGTGACTTTCATTATAAGTTGATAACACTTTTGCGAATAGTCATCAAGTTCGCTAAACTTGTACGAGATATCCCCATGAGTAAATGTTGCTTCTTCTTGCTCACTCATAGTTCATCGGCAGCATCATTCTCTGCCCCTACAAAGCCAAGTTCTTCTCCATCAGCAGCAGAATCACCATACTCAACTAACTCAAGTACTTGCATACCTTGGAGATCAAGCCCTTTGAAAGTACCATAAGAATTGGTAGTTTGCCAAGGTCGATACTGTACACGAACCTTTGACCCATTACCTACTAAAGCATCCAACGGCTGCTTATCCTTATCAAGCAGTTTAGGTGCAGGATTAGTACCACCCCCCTTCTTAGCAACCTTCCGCTTGATAACCAAAGCCTGGCCTTCGTTCAGCTCCTTAACTGAATAGCCATCGGCCTTGAACTTCTCAAGGACATCATCTGGTACAATCAGATTAGTCTGGTACACAGGTTCAAACTTTGTATTAGGAGTGGTGATATTATTCCAATACGCAGTTCCTTCAATTACTGCCATAGTCTTTCTCCTCTATTGAATCTCGCCAGATGCGAGAGCTTCTACGAATTTAGGAATTGTTTCAAATACAGCAGTCTCAAATTCTTCTTGAGACAAAGATAAAACATCCCCACCTTTTAATCTATTATAACAGAATGTCTGAAATAATTTCAACATGCTGTGTCTGTTTGGTGGATTGACACCCATACACATCACCCATGCCCTGACCCAAGCATCCTCGATCTTGATTGCCAGTTCACTATTCATAGACTACCTCTATATCATATTGAGCAGACCATCGCTGCTCTGTTTCATATTGATAGGCATAACCTTTCTGGTAGTCCTCAGACATACCAGACTTACAAGGAGTACCTTCCATACAGTCTTGAACACCCTGTCTAAACTCTTCAGATTTCACAGCTATCTCCTGTACACGCCAATGTTTGTGTGCCTTCAGTGTTGTCTTGCTCTTCAATGATATCCCAATCAAACTCTTTAGGAAAGTCTGCGATAAGCTCTTCGTATTTCTCCTTTGAGATAGGTTGGTACGGAGCTTGTTCGTATACATGACCATCATAGGGTAAGAAGCTTATGCCTGATATAGAATCAAACTTATTGTAGACCCATTGCCCTATCTCTAGAAACTCATCGTCCCGGTAGTAACATGTCATACTGGGTTTATGCTCACACCAGTGGTCTTGATAGACTTCCCATAGTAATAGCTGATCATAGCCCCTCACCTCTGAGGCTGTGTATACGCCCTCTGGTGAGCGTTTAGGAAAACTAAATACTAGGGTACTAGGTGAACGTAGATCATCCTCACAGGGCACTCCTGCGTCCTTCAGGACAGTGCAGAGGGGATCACGCTTGTCGGCTCGTACTGTACGAATGTAGTACTGACTATAACGAGGATGAATACCACTGGCTGAATCAACGAGCTGCGATACCGTCCCACTGGGCTTGACGCAAGTGATTGCCGCAGACTGCTTGATGCCCAACCTCTTAGCCCACTCCTTATTAGTCTTGATAGCTTCATTCTTTAATTCCTCTAAAAGTTCTGGAAGTCTTGGATTCTCTAAGGTCATAGCAGAATTGTCCATGATCCCTGTCAAGCTGACACCAAGCAATGCTTCTTCTTCTGTGTTCTTCTTCCAGATACCACGCAGGTATCTGAAGTCTGTCAGTGTAGCTTGAAGTGTACCCAGGATTGTAGCTAGGCGTACCTTCCACTTCAATTCTTCGATAGTATCTTCAGGTCGAACAACCACTTCACTTAGGTTGCAGAACTGTCCCCCTGTATTTGGTATTGGATGTCCATTCTTGTCTAATTTTGGCCCACGTAACACTATTTCCGAACATGGATTTGTACCGAAAGCGTAGTTAGCATCTCGTCTACCGTTCTTTGCTGCTTGCTTTTGACTAGCTACTCTGGAAAAGATCCCTCGCTCACCTGCCTTCGACTCATATAGACTACTCCACTCATTGAGGAAGGCTTCAAAGTCTGGCTTCTCTGTATAGCAAGCAGAGTTATTTGCCAAGGCTCTGTGTGGTGTATGATCCCACCAGTTACCATGCTTGGCTCTCTTCAGTCTGTCATCTGTGAGGTTACTAAGCGAGATGAGGGCTGATCTGCGAACGCCTCCAACCACGACAATCTCTGCGATTTTACATGCCAGATCGTGACATTCAAGGGACGTAAGTTTTCTTCCAGACGCACCTTTAAATACTCCGACCGTAAAGTTGAAGAGTTCGATAAGAGGTTCAGGGCCACTTGCCCGGCCTCCAAAAGTTTTGAGGGGTGCACCTGAAGGTCTAACTCTACTAACGTCCCATTTTGGTATCTGGCCTGAATAAAGCAGCGATACCAACTCTCTAAATGATTTCGCCCATCCAATTTTTGAATCTGCGACATGAATGATGGTTTCTGTTTCATGGAAATCCTCTTCTACTTCAGGTAACTTGTTAATATACTGCCGTTCAACACTATATCCAACACCAGTACCACATAGTAAGATGTACATCATCTCATCAAAGGCTCTGGGGTTATCTATTGCAAGATACGAGCAGTTAAACCCTGCAACATTATCTCTATCTAATGCACCTGCTCCACCGGCTGTCATCAAAGCTCTCATGCTAGGCATAACGTCTAGGTTATGGATAGCTTCATAGAGTTCTTCAGCTTCCTTGGATTTTAAATACCCTTTGTCCTTGAAAAACTGAACGTATCTTTGAACAGTCTCTTCCCAGGTTTCTCGCCTTCCTTCTTCGGGCAGGTAACGAGCATACCTACTTTTGTGAATGTAACTTTGATATGCATCCATAAATAAAACATCCCCTCAAATTAAATAACTATGATAGACTATAAAGTCTTTGAAGAAATAATAATAAATACTTTTAACTCCTCTTCTTCAAAGACTGTATAGGTAAGTATACAGCAAAAACGAACAGTAGTAAATAGTGAATAATAACATTATTCTTCTAAGTCTACTACTGTGTAGCCAGCTTCTTTAAGCTTTTCTAAACAGGTACTTAGCAACCAAAGCTCACCTTGTTTCGACATATACCCAGGTGGATAGAAGTCAAACAACTCTTTGTGTTCGAGTAAATAAACAAAAAGAAATTGTAATTCCTTCTCCTCCTGTTTGCCAAAGATGTTTATTACATTACTCATCTTCAACCCACGCATCAGGCTCACCCTTGTAAGTTAAATTGTAGTGATCAGCACTACCATCACGACACTTGGATGGAACCATTTTATATTCATCTCTTATAAAACTAAGTAGAGACTCTAGTGCATCATAGTCTTTATCAAACCAACAACCACGTTCAGTATGGTTAAGTGTGTTGAACCAATCTAAAAGTTGATACTCTTTCTTAGTCATTGCTTATCTCCTTCCACTCATCATGCTCACCTTTGAAAGTTCTAAAGTGTGATTTGTATTTAGGATTCTCTTTATCTTTGGCACAGACCATACCGTAGTCATCAGATACTATTCTTAATAAGTCACCAAGTTTTGACCCTAACATGGCTAATTCCTCTGTTGTAATACCAGATTCATAGTCACAACATTCCATACCATAAACTTGTTCGTACAAAGAATTAACTAACTCTAAAACTTTATACTCGTGCCTTATAGTTTTAAGGTTATCAACACCTACGGCTGCTCTAATCTCTGAGCCATTTAAAATTGATTTACTCATCGTAATTACTCCTTACGTACTTGTGTTTGAAGAAGCTGCTTAGTCTGGTAGACCAAGTTAGCTTCTCGTTATAGATAAGATCTTCAAGGACTTCGTATACTTCTTCCTTGCAAATCTTATCTGCCTCTTTGTCTATCTTAACTTCGATGTAAACAGAAGTCATTAACTTATTTCCTGTCAAAATAAAGTCTAAGACACTTGCTCTTGTTGATTGGCTGTCCATCCTGGAAATTCCTCCAGCTCTCACCCTCTTCCAACTTGGAGTGATCAAGGTACTGACCACGTATCCGTAGCTTATAGCCTTCTGAGTTGAAGTACTTCTGCATGGACTCAATTAAACTCCATCCCTCATCGTCATTAGGGATCTCACTAAACAGATATCTATGCTTCATTATGCAGCCCTCTTCAATAGTTTGTTGACAGTGTTACGCACGATGTCCTCACGCTTACGCCTGATGAACATGATGTTGTGCTGTGAAGATTCCCGGGATGCAGGAGCATGAGTACTCCAATCAGTTAAGGTATTGTATACAGCCCACTGAGTCATACCTAACTCTCTACTGTACTTCGACCACTTATCCCACAGGTAATTAAGATCCTTGTTCTGCTTGTTCTGGTAACTAAGCAAGAGGTGTGGAGCTTTAGGGAACTGACACTTAACGTGATGTTCTGCCTCTTTCATATGATCTTCAAAGAACTTACGTCTTCCAGTAGCATCTGCGAAGGCCATGAACGCATCGAACTCTGTTACTGATGCCTTCATCATATCCTTCCATAACTCTGGCTCTTTAGTCGCTACCTCTAATCCCTTTACAAGAATCCTTGCACCAAAATCTATATCAAGACTCTTGGTATGTTTGTGCTTGTATGTCATTACGGTATTGTCCAAAGACACTTGCATATTTTTACAACGAATCCTCCTCCGTGCTATTGTTTGTGTAAAAGTCCAGCTACCGTCCCAGGAATCCAACAACATTAAACTAAGCTGCACCTCAGACCCATCTGATCCCATAAAAGAATACTCAGGCAAAGACAATTCGTAAATCATTCTCTTTTTATCTGGCGAAACGTCAATGCGTTCTTGACTCCCAAGCAGACTTGATCCAGCTCTTCTTGGAATGGCTCGACCTACATCAACGAGCCTTCTTGGTTGATTATCATTAAACCCACTACCATGCGTAGCAATCTTCTGCCCTGTTTCCTCTACAACCAGAGTAATGCTATCGCTGTCCAATTTTAAATCACCATTAGCCTCGTAATAGACAGGTGATCTAGCTATAGTAAAGTCAGCGTCACCATAATTCTGACTCAACTCCCCACCAAAAATATTAGATACATTATCCATTACTTATCACTCCAATTTAAAAGTTCAATGTGATTTAAAAGTGTAGGCACATCTATATCAT